AGAAGGATCAGACGAAGTGTTTGGTGTTATTTCTAGCTTGGATCAAGCGGCATTCAAAATGAACGGCGGAGCAGGTAATGACGACACTCACCCATACATCGCGATGACGGGTAGGGTAAACGTTAAAGTTATCGGTTCAGTGAGCAAAGGTGACAGACTTATATCTGCATCAGTGCCAGGTTATGCTAAAGCGGCAATCAAATCAGAATGCACAGCATTCAACGTGATTGGTAGAGCTTTGACTAGCAAAACTGAAGCTGGACAAGGTACCGTATTAGCGGCGGTAAGAGTTAGTCACTAATAAATAAATTTACTTTTTAATAGATCTAAAGGCCCTGTAGCAATATAGGGCCTTTTTTTTTAGGCGTATAAATACCTATACTGCTGTCAGCTGGCAATGATAAAGAAGCTGTGTACGGCATATGCTGTGCTAACATTATTATAAGGAGTACCCGGTATGGCCATAGGTCGTATAACTGGGTCAGTACTGAAGTCAAACTTGACTAGGAATGGTACGGACCTGGCATTTGAAACAAACCTACTGTATCTCGACGTAACGAACAGTCGTGTAGGTATTGGTACTTCGGAACCCACAACAGCATTACAAGTAAACGGAACAGTCACAGCAACCACAGTCGCAGGTGCTACTGACCTTAACCTATCAGCGGCCACGAATGGTGACATCAACATACCGGCAAACATCGGACTGACGTTCGGCGATGACGGTGAGAAGATAGAAGGTGATGGAACAAATTTAACAATAAATTCTAGTGGTGATGTTATAATGAAACTCACCGGGGAACAACTTATACTTAACGATGGTACTAGTAATATTGGTCAATTCGATTTAACTTCCAATCATCTTACTGTTGAAGTTTTAGGTAATGACAAAGATATGTTGTTCAAAGGTTGGACTGGTGCATCACAATTTACAGCATTGACACTGGACATGAGTGCGGCGGGTGCCGCGACATTCAACAGCACGATCGCCGCAACAGGCCTAACAATAAACAGTGCATACACACTGCCCACAGCAGATGGAAGTTCAGAACAGGTTATAAAAACAGACGGTAGCGGAACTTTAAGTTTTACAACAATATCTACTAATTCTGTATCACAAGGAAACTCAAATGTAACAGTGACCGATTCAGGTACAGGTGCCGTAACTGTTGCCGCAGACGGTAACACGATCATAACAATGAACGCATCTATCACGTTGGATGCATCCGCGGCCACGAATTCCATAAGGCTACCCGTTGGGACAACAGCACAGCGACCATCAGGTTCGACTGGTGAGATAAGATACAACTCAAGCACGGACGCCATCGAGGGCTACACCACATCGGGTGGATGGGCACAACTGGGTGCCACAAGTTCAACGGCAGAGAACACAGACGACACACTGACTGGTAGCAGTACAGCAATAAGCACACAGGAAAAAGTAGTCAACCAATTCACGACCGGTAGTTTTGACAGTGCCTGGTACTTGGCAGTCACGAGAGATGAAATCAATGACGAAGTGTCCACAGCGAAATACAGTTTAGCACACAACAATTCGGCGGCTGTCGTTTCAACATCGCAAGTTACGAGAAGTGATGCCACAAACAGTTTCATAACAGTAGATGCTGATGTAACGGGTGGTAATGCGAGATTGAAGGCAACAGGTACAAGTGTTGTAAACTCTGTGTCATTCTACAGGATAGCACTGGGTGACAACACCACGGCAGGTACCACAGGTAGTGCAACAACTGTTATTAACACAGATGTTGATTCTGGCTCTGAAAGCATAGATAGTTGGGCAAAGGGATCATACAGGGGAGCCAAGTACTACATCTCTGTCAACAACGCATCAAAGACAGAAGTCACAAACATAGAAGCACTGGTCGTACACGACGGCACAACAGCATTCATCACAGCATACGGAGTGACCAACACAGGATCAAATGATCTAGTAAGTTTGACAGCGGCAGTAGACGGTAACAACGTTGTTGTCAGTGCTCAAGGTAACGAACCAAACTTGAGAATCACATCATACAGAATATTGTTAGCGGACGGTGAATCAGGGTCTTCGGGAGATAACGTGAATGTTGTCGCGGCAACAACAGTGAGTTCAACCGCGACAACAGTGGACTCATTTGTCAATTCCGCTTACACGGGTGCGTTCTATGTGTTCACAGGACACAATTCTACAGAAGGTGCGGCAAGTGCCACTGAGGTAATGGTGATCTCAAACGATGACGCATACGTCAGCACAGGTCCTGCTATTTCGACAAAAGGCACAGACCAGTTGGAGTTCTCAGCAACACAGTCAGGGTCAACAGTCACAGTCAAAGCGGCATCAACATCGGGTGCAAGTACCACAGTGAACGGTTACAGGGTACACATGCTGAGGGGATCAGCGGGTGCGTCAACGGCAGACACTGTACTGGTATCAACAACACAGACTATAACTGGAGCAAAGACATTTGATAGTGCATTGGCAATGACAGTGGCAAGTGATCCATCCGGCGTCACTAACAAGGCACACATATATGCTAAGGATGAATCATCTAATGCAGAAGTGTTCGTGAGGGACGAAGCGGGTAACGTAACTAAAATATCTCCACACAACGAAGATGGTGATTGGGAATACTATTCAAGAAATACCAAAACAGGCAAAACTGTGAGGGTAAACATGGAAGAAATGATCAGAGATATTGAAAAACTTACAGGTAAAACTTACATCAAAAACGATTAAACTAACAGTAGTGGTACTTTGAAAATCAGTGCTGGCTAATAAATATTAGTATGGCAACTAGAAAATTCAAATTCAAACACATAGCACAAGATGCCAGCCAACATGTTGGTGATGCTGGTGAACTTATCTTAGACACAGCAACTAACACACTCAAAGTTTCAAATGGTTCAACAGCAGGCGGTGTAACACTTAACACAGACGGTAGTAGTTCAGACGCCGAACCAGATTTTGAAATAAAAACAAGTAGTTTTAATGCAACAGCAGGAGTTAGATATGCAGTAGATACTTCCGGAAATGTTGTAACAGCAACGTTGCCTGCGACACCAAGCACAGGCGATGCTATATTCTTTGCAGACGGCGGAGGCGCATTTGGCACAAATAATTTAACTATTGCTAGAAACGGTAACACAATAATGGCACTCACCCAAGACATGACAATCAGCAATAATAACAGTTCAACAGGATTGTTGTATACTGGATCAACTTGGAGAATATTTTAATGAGTGACCTAAAAGACTTCCAAGGAACTATTTTTAATTCTGCTAAAACTGTTGTTACAAAAATTTTGAATAGTCAGAAAACCGATACTGGTAATGTTACAGGTGGAATAGGATTAGAATTAACAGATTTAAAACACACAGTTTCGTCAGATGTAAAAAGTGTAATTATAATTGGCACAATGGATGTTGATGGTCCAAATGGTGCATGTCAACACATATTAAGATGCTGGAGGAACGAAATACCTGCATATGCCGGAGGTTCGGGTACGGCGGCCTCCTTCAACAACACCCACGTTGGTTCTTGCATGATAGGAACAGATTATCCTACATATCATCAAGATCAAGTAGCAAATTTTATTTTTGTTGATAACAACATTGGCGACTCAACGCAACAAACATACAGATGGACGATCTTGTCTAGTAGTAGTAGCGACAGTAGAAATATTACATTGAAATACTTGACTAATCCTATGTGGGATTTGAGAAATCTCTAAACAATCAAGTCTAGTATAGTCTGCAACTTACCTTTTATACTTTTATTGTTCAGTGTGTTCTTGAGACCCATGTGTAGGTTCTTGGGCCAACATTCGAAAGCGGTCCAGCAGTATCCTGAATGTTCTTCGTTCAACTTGGGTATGAATTCTGATTCTATTGCTACAAGATATGTGTGGAAGAAGAACTTCTGATCATTGGAAGTGAACATTTCTAAAGGAATTACTTTTTTAAACTTAGGTAAACTGCCCGTCTCTTCCTCTATCTCACGTTTCAATCCTTCGAAAGCGGACTCCGTGAATTTAGATTGTCCACCCACCAATCCCCACATGCCTTGTGTCTTCTTGTCAGTCCTCTGTAGGAACAGGAAACGCTTTGTGCTTGTCGCGTAGAACAGGGCACCTGAACAAACTATATTTTCTTTCATGCTATATTATAACAACTATGGGGTGGTAGCGTCAATTGATGAGTTGTACCCTGGATCTGCTCCGCCATCTAGTACTATACTCCAATTACCTTGTGTGTAAACACCCTCATATGATTTGACCCACTCTGTGCCGTTGAATCTGTACTGTATGCCCGTGTTTAGGTTGGTAACGTAGTGTTGTGTGCTGTCCGGATTGGAAGCGTCAAAGGCTATGTTCCATTTGCTTGTTGTACTGTTGTATTCTATGATGTCACCAACGCTGGCTACTAAAGTACCCCAAGTGGCACTTTGGAAACTGGCTGTGCTGTCTCCTACATCATTTATGACCAAATATCTGTCACCGTTAGCAGGTGTGCCTGGATCAAACGTTGCTGGATTGATGATCTTCTTGACCGCCGTAAGTGAATTGCTTGGTATCGTGTCGCCATCTATTGTGTATAATAAAATCGTGTCGTCCAATGTCGTTGTTGCAACAGTACCTATAATTTCGTTTCCGTTTGGTTGCGTCAATCTTATCTGTGACGTACCATTTGTGACTTTGCCATATTGATCTAACAGTACCTTCCAGTTAACTGCTGGGCCAAACGTGTCAAAAGGATCTAAACTTGTTGGGGCATTTGCACCGGAATAGAATCCATCGCCACCTGATTTAACACTAGTACCCGTTGACCCTAGTAATCTCAATTGGTTCCCTGTCACTAACAGACCAAAGTTGTTTGGTGTTATATAACTTCTAGAGGTTAATTCTCCATCGATGAGCCCTTTTGCTATTCCGCCATCGTCGTCATATATGCTCATTATGATCTTTTGTACAACACCCAGTTTCTTGACCTTGACTGGTGGTGACAACCATATCGGCATGCTGAATGTGAGTGTGGCGATGTCTATCTCTGAATCTGCACCAACTGGGATGGTCCTGTTACTGAAGGACACATTTGTTAATTCCACATAACTTAAACTAGTCCAATCTATGTAGTTGTCTGTCTTCTGTATCTCGAAATCCGGATTGAAGAGATATAAGATCTGCTCCATTATCTGTAGTTTCTGATCTGTGTTCGTGGACCATATGTCAGCAGACACTTCTAGTCTGAACGGTGATGGCATCACTTTCTCCACAGTGTAGCCTGCACCTATTTTATCGGTGTAGTTTCCATCTGTGTCCACGTCTCTTTCTCTGAGATGTTGTTTCTCTATGTGGTAAGGATTCTGCATCCTTTCCCTGTCATAGTTCAATTCCCTAACATAGGCCGCAATCCTCGGCGCATAGTTCAAAGCGTTCTCACTGTTATTTCTCAAAATGTTCGCCACTTGCCTAGTTGGATCTCCGTAAACAACAGGCACTGCCCTTAATTGTACTGAACCATCAGCACCCTTGCCTGTCTCCACAGAAAAGTTACTCAAAATCCTAATGAATTGAGTAAGAAATTTCCTAACCTGTCCTTCGTAAAAGTGTAGCATTCTTAATTGTCAGCCTTTGGTTTGAGAGCGTCTGTTAATGATTGTCTCTGTGTCACTGTTAAACCATTTATAGTCGATTGTGTTGCATTGTTGACAAAACTAGTTTTAAAGTTACCTCTTGAATCGTTGTTAGTGGTAGTTATTCTCACACTGTCTTCTATTTTGACCCATCTGGCTCCGTCGTATCTAAATAGTCTGTTAGGTAGGTAATCTGTCCTCAAGAAATAGTCTCCTTGATCAACACCCGAAGTCGGAAACGATATCCCAAATCCTGCAGGATTTCCATTAGGAGCAACTCCGTCACCATCCAGGTAGAAACCATAGTGGGAACTTGCTGGTGTGTCTATTGTTGCATTTACTGTATTACTGCTACTCGCTCTTTGCGATTCTGTGTTAACATTTTCTGTCCTGATGTTTCCTCTTTCATCGATAGGTGCAACATAGTACTGCTTGTAATTGAATCCGGCTTTTGGCGAATCTGATTCTGCCTGTGCGACAACCTGCTCATTGATTGATTTCTCTTTGTTGTATGTTGACATGTAACTGGCAACTGAACCTGTTGCTGTTGCATCGCCGATAATATCTTTGAACTCCTGTGAGTCTACCATTGTCTTCATCTTCAATCTCAACAGGTGTGGCCACCATGTCTGTGAAAATCCTTCCGCCGCCCTGTTAACATCCTCAACAACATAATATCTTTTCAGTGCAATCGGTATGCTCTCATCTAATGAATAATCTTCCTTCATGTGTGGGAACTCTATGACATCACCTGACATCGGTTTCCTTCCTAATCTTTCAACTATGTCGTTCAAATGCACAGTTAAAAATAATGTGTCGTTCTGTAAGAACATACCAAACTGTGATAGATTGAAGTCTGCATCTTGCACATTATAGATTCCTCTCACAACGTAAACGTCATCGTCGTATTTCCTGTCCCTGTTCTCTAGAAATAATAGATCTTGTATGGTTCTCTCGTTTAACGAGTCTCCCGAATATTGTGGTTGTGTGGGGCTGGCCGCTCCGTCCTTGTTTGTGTCTCCCTGATCGTAGGGACCTAGGTATTTGTGGAAGTGTAAGTCGGTTCCTCCCACTTGAAACATCTCCCTGATGTTACGATCGAAGAACTTATAGTCATTGCCCTTTTCAGGCTTGAAAATGGATAATCTTGGCATATCATACATATTTATTGAATGCACAACGACTATAAATATGTACATGTCAGAACTACAATCAGGACAACAGGAAATATTCGAGTACGTCAAGACCAGCCTAGGTGATGGCATGATAGACGTTGAATTAGACCCAAAACACTATCAAACGGCACTGGAAAGAGCAGTAAATAAATTCAGACAGCGATCTTCAAACGCAGTAGAAGAATCATACGCATTCCTTGAATTAAAGAAAAATCAAAACAGTTATATCTTGCCAGATGAAGTGATCAACGTGAGAAACTTAAACAGAAGGACTGTTGGATCAAGATCCGAGGGTGGTGAAGGTGGAACATTGTTCGAACCTTTCAACTTGGCCTACACGAACACATACCTATTGAGAGCGGGAGCAACTGGCGGATTGGCCACTTACTACGCATTCGCATCATACCAAGAATTAGTGGGGAAAATGTTTGGAAGTTTCATACAATTCCATTTTGATGTTGCAACTAAAAAATTAACGATCACACAGAGACCAAGAGCAGACAACGAAACAGTTCTCATGCACACTGACAACTACAGACCAGACATAACACTGTTCAAAGACATCTATTCAAAACCTTGGATTAGGGATTACACACTTGCAGTGTCTAAACTTATGTTGGGAGAAGCGAGAGGTAAATTCAACACAATCGCAGGACCACAGGGTGGCACCACGCTGAACGGTGATGCCTTAAAGGCAGAAGGTACAGCAGAGATGGAAAGATTAGAATCCGAGATAGGAAATTTCCAAGAGGGTGGCACACCACACAGTTTTGTTATCGGTTAACTTCTAGTACCGGTAAAGTTTACTGCATATCCATTTAAATACGAGTATCATGATAGATTCCAGATACAAAAAACTTCCTAAATGCACCTTAGAAGAACTAGCAGACATGGTAGATGACCTAGAGAACATGTCCATACACGCCCTGAAAGAAAAGAAATTGAGTATGCGTAGACTGGTATTAACACAGATACATGATGTCAAAAAAGAGATTGAAAAACGTTTAAAAAAATAGTATAATAGTACTATGTTGATAGGCGTAGTAGGTTTAATAGGTTCTGGTAAAGG